GTGTTTTCAGGTGAAAGCAAAAACTCTAAGAAAGGCAATTGCTCACGCTGACCAACTTCGATAAAGAGTTCGCTAAGTGACATTTGCACATTAGGACACTCCGATAGAATGCGAGATATAGACATGATAAAATGTAGTTTGGAATTGCTTTCAGTTTAAAAGGCCGAAAGTTGCGCCTACTTTGTGCCGATAAGTTGGCACTCACTACATCATCATAGAGCCGCAAAGATAAACAAAAAAAGCCAGCATTGCTGCTGGCTCTGACAAAAAAGAACAATGAAACAAAACAACTATCTACATGAAGGGCCAGCATCCCTGCCAGCCCTTCGCCCAAATCATATTGATGTATGAAACTTTGACAAATATATTAAGGCAATTCGATTCTACCAAAAAAAGGTTTATCATTTACTGACCTTCTGCCTTCGCAGCTCCAAAGCTGGCGAGCCCACCAATTGGCCGAGCCCCTTGGCGAAGGAATACCGTTGCTTCTTGCGCAGTAATTATTGCCTGCATCAGTGCCAGGATTGATGCGATAGCCTGATGCACCAAAGTGAATCTCATTGCCATCTTCATCAACCGCCTTGTACTTCTTGTCAGCACGGTCTGATGCAGTCACATTATAACCCTCATACATCGGCATACTTCAGCTCTCTTAAGGTTTGCAAAATTATAGCAATTGCAATGGTTAGATCGTTTGCAGTTACCATCTTATCATGAAATCCTTGCCGCCAAGAATGATGCTGATCAAGAATGTCAATTGCTTTTTTCAGTGTCATTTGCTGAAGAATCTTGGGTTGATGCCTTTGATCTTCTTATCGGATTGCCCTTCCAATTGCGGCATCATTGGCGCACCTGGTCTCGGAACTCTCTGCCCTGCTGATGGATTCTTCATGATGATACCGGCAGCAGTTGCTTCCGCAAGTAGCACATCAGATAAGTTGAGGAATGAGCCAGCCTTCTCCTTGCTCTTCAATCGCTCACCGCTGTTGCGGTCCTTCACATAGATGTTGCCATCATCTTCTAAGTCGATTGCATACTTTTCGCCAATGGTAGCCTTAAAGCCTTTAATTGTGAATTCATTCACTGAAGGATCAAGCTTGATGGATCCAAGCTCGCGCTCGAAAGTATGGTTGATCTTGCTTTGCTTCTGCTCCTCAACCATTTTATTCTTAAATTGCTCGAATTGGTTGATTGCTTCTTGGCGTGCAGTATCAACCTCAGTCAATTTCTTCTCAAGGCTCTTGTGCTTTTTCTCCCACTCTTTGACTAACTCTTCGCTTCCAGACTTGTCAGCTCTTTGCTGCCACTCATCTTGCTGCTTTTCATAAGCATCACGAGCACGTTCCGAGGCCATGCGTAAGACATCTTGTGCCTTCTTGTCCTTGAAATCTTCTTCAGTGAGCGTAACTCCAAAGGGCTCAAATGCTCTTTTAGCAACGTGAGCAATTGTTCCATTAATCTTTCCGAGCTTGTCGTTTAGCTCCTTGCTGTTTACCCAGTTCTCCTGAAACTTTTCCTTCGCTTCCTCCAGGTTTTCTACTTCGTTTAGGTTTAGGAAGTTCACCAGTTCCAGTGCTTCCTCCGGTTTGATCGGCATATATTGTAGGTGTATTAATTGGTTGCAATGTCAACTCTCGTGCGCCTTTCTTTTTAAGAAGGTGCTCGGCCACCATATCAGAGGCTTGAATGATGCGGCCACTACTTAGAATTAGGTGTCTCATATAACAAAGGTAATTAAATTTAATTAATCAATAAATCCTTCTGCCCTTGCCCTTGCCTTGACACTCTCAGGCACTTTGCGATCAGGCACTGGCACAAGATAGTGCCGACAGTTCCACCCGCCTACAAATGTAAATATCGACTTACTATCCGTGCCATCAATGCGCCCGGCCCATGTGCCGTTCCTTATGTCATTTATTCCAGCAGAATTCTTCCCAGCTCCCCATGCTTCAATCTCGCCCCTGTGATATATCTCGCCTTCACGATGCTCGCAGAATGGCCGTGTTGTTGGTATCTCACCGCCAAGGTATTCAAACCACTCCAAGCCAAGCTCCTCATTTACCGCCGCTGAATAGCTTCTATCCGCAACGGCTTGGGCTGTTGTTGCTGTGGTTTTGATATTGGCAAGCAGCCTTCCATCATTGGCTTCTGTACCGGTGACTAATCCCTCCAATGCATTGACTGCCTCTCTTAGTGGGGCCCTTGCTGCGATGTTGGTAGTTAGCTGCTCAAGGAATGGCTGAGTGAATCGCTGATCAAGTCCGCTTCCAAAGAATGCATTGATTGCATTCTGCTTGGATATTTGAAGCAATTGCTTCTGCACCTCATTGGGCTCAAAGCTTTCCTCAAATGTTCTTGCAATGTCGTTTGTGAGCACAACGCCCTTATCGATGGAATCCAAAAAGTCCTTTACGGCTTGGCGATATTCACTGCCTGCAAGCACCTTCTTGAGCTCGTCTGATATCAAACCTATGCGCCTGATGTTGTCTTCTGTCTGCTCAATGTTGCCATCAGCAGATACATCCATATCTTCAAGCAGAGGCTTGATCTTGCGCCATGCCTCTGCCTGAGTTTTAATTGCTGCCGTCTCGAGTCGTTTGGGAACTTCCTCGAATAGCCGAATCTTATCGCGAACTAAGGAATCAAATGATGCCATTCAGAAGATCCTGTTGTGCTTGTTGTATCGGGTCCAACTTAACTGCTACACGCTCGGATGCCAATCGGTTAAGTGCTGCCACTTGCTCGCCCATTGGAAGATCGATGAATCTTTGCGCATCTTCAGTAGGAATAAAGTTGCGAATCAATTCCATGATGAGCTGAGGTGCACTGTGGTGAATCACATCTTGGTAACGCTCAACCGTTCCATTTGCAATCCTTGCCACAATGTCTGCGCTGCTCATCAGGAGCAACTCATCGGCATTGATAATAAGATCGTAAACTGCTGAGGTCTCCTCATCGGTATAGTGAATCGCACGAATGTAGTTGTACACGTTGCTGAATGTAATCGATGGAGGCACACCAGCCTTCACGCCTTCGCTAATGATTGACAAGTAATCTGATGGCGTGCTGATGTCGAAGCTTGTCGGATAAACCAAGTTCACCCCTCCAAAGTTTTCGCCATAGCGCATCTTGCCCATTGTCACCAAGCAGAACTCATACAAGTTAAATATCTGGTCAGAGATAGGCTTAATGAATGCATAGAGCGCACGCACCTTGTTCAATGATCCTGTTGCGGTTGATGCCTCCCCAATAGTTGAGGCTTCGTCTGATGAAGGCAAATGCAATATTCTTCTTGCCTTGGACATCTGCATCTCAATCTCGCCTCGCAAAAATGTCAATGTATCCATTGGAGGTGAAACGAACTTCAAGTATTCACCGCTAAGTGAACTGTCTCCATCGCTCAAAGATGTTTTTGGCTTAATCAAAAGCATGCCAGTAGGCGAAAATCTTGACTTCACTCCGGACCCGTTACATGAACCGCAAGTCCTGTAACCGCCATTGATTGGATCAAAGATTTGGCCATCCTGGCACTTGTTGCCTTCACGATCGATGAACTCGCAAATCTCACCAAGGGCCACCATGAATGGGAAGGCACTTGTGGCTTTGCTAATTTGCAAGTATGACTCATCGAGAATAACCTGATCGAGCAATGGCACTGCTGTGATAAACGGCGATTGAAAAGCAATGTGACCACCTACAAGCTGAGGCATGCCTTCAAGCTTGTGACATGGTACATAGCCAAGGTTGTGAGCGAAGTAAAGCACTGGCTCGCTGAAGGTCATGTCTGACTTCTTGCCAATCTGGTAAACTTTCCAGATGTTCATGTTGTCATAAATCTCCAACACAAGGCCACTCTTCTCAGTCTTGCTTGCGACCTTTACTTCCGTTCTGTCATCAGTGATGACCATGTAATAATCGCCAAATTGCTGACCAACTATGCTCTTGCAAGAATAGTATTCCGGCATCGGGCGAATGAGCTCATTAGAAACAATCTCTTCGCCTTCCTCATCCATCACTGTGTCGATGTCATCAGGCTCGATTGCAATGATGCCATTGGGATCAATGAGCTTTAATGTTGGCACCATTGTCTTGATGAACATCTCAAGCGATCCGAACTTTGCAATCTCTTCGTTAACAAAACGCTGGAAAGTATCTTGTCCAAAGATTGGCTCAAGCTCTTGGCTGTATCGAATGCTCCAGTTCTGATCTGCGAACGCACGGCTAATCGTAGCCTTAAAGTCCTCAAACACGCTTAGTGTTGTGGGCTTGTAGTTGGCTCGGATATATTCAGCCTGTGCATCGGTCTGATTCGGAGCTCGCACGCTGAGAAGATGTGCAGGGTAAATGTCTGGCCGGGTATGCGGCAAGATGCTGTCATACATCTTAGCGGCATAGTTATAGCCCGGCCAGTATTCTGGATATTGTGTAACACCAGTGCGCTCCTTTGTGATGGGATTGATCGGGCTCTTAGTGGCCGCATTCTCCCATCCCTTGTGCAGATAAGCGAACTTGTTTACAATCTTGTCAATCTCCTCAGTAGTAAGTGCCATTACGCAGTTGCTTTAGTGGTTGGTTGGTTTATGATGTGCGAGCCGCATGACTTAGTGCGGCAAAAGTTTAATGCTTTCATAGTTTCTGAAGTATTGAAAGGCCACGGCCTTCGGATGTGTTTAATGTGATTACATTGTACTTGTAATGCGCTGCATATTCCATTAGCTTTTTAACATCAGGAATGTGGATTGTATCATGATATGCAATGATGCCACCTTGGGCAATCACTCGCTCAACCTCTTTGAACTCTGGAAGGATATTCTCCCAGGAGTGATCTCCGTCAATGAAGATAAAATCAAAATGCTTTGCTGGCATCTGCTTAATCTTCTGAATAGATTCGCCAAGGATAAAATCAACAGCAACCCCGTTTCTTGCAAGGTCATGCGTAAGATAGTCGTTGATGTCAATGCCTGCGTAGTAGCCTCCGATTGGCAATGCCTCAATCATCTTGATTGCTGTCTCGCCTTCAAATACTCCAACCTCAAGCACTGTCTTGGCTTGTGTCATCTTGATAAGTGAGCCAATGAATTCGCAGACATCAGGCTCGCTATTCCATCCGTGACGTGCTACTTCATTAAATGTTGCTGTTGTCACAATTTCTTTTACTTTCTTAGGTCTGCCTCTTTTTGGCTTATCGCTTAGGGTCTGCATGTTTGTGATCTGTTATTCTGTGAATGAAGTATTTGTGCTGAATGCCATCCTCTTGCATCCATGCTTTTAGTTTTCGATCCAGCCAATCCGTGTAGAATGTTGGTGTGAATCCTTTGCCTCCATAGTAGCTCATTAGGTAGAACTGCTCTTCGATTTGCGAAAAGGTGAATTCACGATTCATCTGAAAGCAGATGGCATTAACTTCGTACGGCTTGAATTTATTTTTGCCAAATGACACGTTGAAGTAAAGCTCATCAGGTTGCCCACCGCCCCACTTCATGCGCAGCTTGTTCAATGGCATCGGATTGTTGATGTACATATCAGCAGCCATTCGATAAATAGCTTCTGCCTTTTCGCACTTCTGAATAAATTGGATTGAGCTGTTGATTGCATAAATCTTGTCGGACTTCACCAGTCCAAAATGTTGCCATAGCTGATCAGCCCAAGCCCATTGCATCTGCTTGAAATCTCTGCCTTTGTCAATGGTGTGCTCGCCAACTACATGAGTGGCATACTCAGCATCATTCTCGATTAGCTGGTCAATCAATGGCTGCAAGTCTTTGAGGCATACAGCATCGACATCGAGGTATAGGTTGTTCTGGTATGGAAAGTAATCGTAAAGCAAAACTTTAGCCTTGCCAGGATCAAGTTTCTTGTTCGTGTAGATGTGCTGCTCTGGAAGCTCAACATAAACATCGATGACATTTGTCAGGTCATGACAATAATAGGTAGCTCTTTCTTGGCTGTCGCAAATCAATGAAATCTGCAAATGCTTGTTAAATCGCTTAATCGAGTAAGCAAGATTGTAAGCAGCCCAGTAATACTGAGGCTTACCAAAAGCAACAAGCACAACCCCTGATGAGGCGTGCTTGTCACTCTGATTTGTTGGTTGAATATCCATTATCCAAAAATCCCAGCAGGGGCATCGTATTGTTCAGGGATATTCTTGTCACGCCATGAGAACGTCACTTCGTAACGCTGCAATTCATTGTTCTGCTCAGGCAAGATGAACTGTGCTGATGTGCTCAATCCTTGTGGTGGGTCGATGTATATCACCTTACCGCTATCGCACATGTACGCGAGTACCCATCCAATGCGGCGGTTGTTTACATCATTCCAGAACAAGTTATTCTCATCAGTTACGTTTGCATCATAAAGGGTTGCAGTACGGTCTTCGTTGATACGAATTGGAGTACCGCAGCCGATTGGGCTGTCAACAATTACCGGAGAACCAGCAGGCAAAGCGAAGCGGATGTCCTCAATGAGTTTTGCAGTTCCAGCATCTAATAATGCTTGAAGTGCCACATCATCTGAAGGGTCAACCAATTCTGTGCCGCAGGCTCCAACGATAATCGCAGAAACACCACCGAGCTTGTATTCGTTGCAGGTTACTAAGTTGTGATCAAGTAGCGAAGAGTCGCAGTAGCTTACACAAGCCATAGTATAGAGATTTAATTTGTTGGTGTGATGCCAGTTGAATAGGATGGCTCACTAAGTCCTACGTCTCTATGATGATCTGTGCAAATATACGAATTTATTCTTGATACAAATTGATGTTGTTTTGTGTTAGCAATCTATCGCCATCCTGAGCCAATATAAAAGGCTCGTCATCCAAATCCAATATCGAAGGTAGGCAATTGGCATCGGCTGCCGTACAGACCGTTTTACGCACCTTCTCGTTCTTCTTAAACAAGTCGATGGTTATCGAGCCAAGGTCATTGCCATCGTTATACTCGATGTCTGGGAAGTCAGCCTCAGCAGGCGAGTAAAGCTCGCCGTTTACATACAAGTTGTCGAAGTAGGTAATGATCGAAAGGAAGTCAAAGACATACTCAGGCAATTGACCAAAGAAGTAAGACACACGCTTGCGGATATCGGCATAGGATGTCACAGCCTTGCCGCTTGCATATCTGAACAAGTCCACATCCGAATTGTACTGAGCGCGGAATCTGCGGCCCTCCAATCGGATGCCTGGCAAGAATGATGTGCCATTGAATGCAAGGCCGAATTGATTCTCTGCATTGCAGCCTTCGAGCTTGAAGAACTTGCAATTGTCGGAGTAATCGCCAATCTTGATTAGGTCGCTGTAAAGGTCATAGCTTGCCCAGTTCTTGTCAGCTCGCACGGTTACACGCTTGACTGTGATTTCGCCATCTCCAACTCCGAACTGAGAGCCGAGCAAGCTTAATGGGCCTGTGCTTGTCACTGTGATTGTGAAGTTGTAAGTGCCTGCCGCATTGATTATGGTGCCATAATTAAGGCCATCTACTTGCAAGCGAAGCCGTGCATTGCTAATTGAATCAACTTCAATCTCAACATAATAATCCGTGTCCTCGCAAAGCTCTGTTGCTGAAACCAAACTTGTTGCATTAGATCCAACAGTCAAATCAATTTGCGCTTCACCAAGCCCGATGTTCCAGTCATCCGATCCAGTTACTGGCTGCGAGAACCATCCGATTGGCGTTCCTGCTGGAGGGCTGTTGAAGAAAGGATTGAATATAAAGTATTGTCCGCAAGTATTCGTGCAATAGTCCGCAATCGCTAAACGATAGCAGCCTGCCTCGATATCCACATCTGCCATATCGATGGCAGCAGTCAAGTATTGCTGACTCGTTGTGATTACTGGATCAAGCCGCTCAACAACTGCCAAAGTCTGCGCATCCACAATGCCAGCGAATAAACCACCATTTGGAACCGGCACAACACTGTCGATAACAAATGATCCATCGAATGGCTGTGTGCCATTGCTAAATGCTATAAGTATTGCATTGCTTGTTAAGTCTGATGTGGTTAAGTATAGCGTATGCGTGCCTTGTGTTGATACATCAAGGAAAGAGCCGCCGTTAATTGTAACCCTTAAATCGCCAACAATATCGCTCACAGTTATGGTCACGATAAAGTTAGCCACCACATCATATCGCAAGTAGCTTGCAATGTATCCGCCTGTGCTTGCGCCACTGCCTGTTATGGTGCTGCCATCCTGTGTCCAAGGTGCGACCAATGTCTCGTCAAAGAACTCAACCACACCACACTGCCCAGCCTCGAGCTGCCAGAATAGTTGATCATTGAAGTCCACCAACTGCGAATAGTCCGAGCCACAGCCTTCGCAGCCTTCAGGCAAAGTTGAGTTGAAGATAATCGGTTGATAAGGTAGAGATGTGTAACTCATGGCAGTAGCTTGTTGGATCTTAGTTCGAATTGCGCATTCTTGCGCATCACTGATTCAATGTTAATTGCTTTGATGTAGGTCGGAGAAACCGCAAGGATATCATCTTGCCGCCCCAATAAGATTGGCTTTGATGTCTCGCTTGTGATGGCGTTTATCTCTGCCATCGTGAGCGGCCTGTTAAACTTGTACAAGTAGGCTTGCACATCGTTGATGTCAACTGGCTCCAATGTAGTTGGCGCAAGTGGTTGGCCAGAGCCTGAGAACTCAGTGCGATAAACCGTGCCGCTTGGAATGTCAGTCCATTGGAACAATACACACTGACTTGCAATGGGCCCAGGAGTGACAATCTTCACCGATGCATCCGTGCGCACCAAGTCACCGGCATTGCATACAATCGTTGCCGTCACAGTGAGCTCGCTGAAATTGATTGCAAGCGATGTGATTTGCGGCCCATCGATAGTCTGTATCTCTGCATCCGCTGCATCATAGTGCTTAATACTTGCAAAGCCAATCTTGTTGCCTGTCACAAGTGTCAAGCCATCAAGTTGAATCTTCGCATTGAATGTGTAGATGCCTGTGAATGGCACCACATAAGTAGAGCCACTGAAGTTGTTGCCAGCATCTGTAATCTCGTTTGGATAATTCAAGAAAGTTGCAGAAGCAACGGCATAAGAATAAAACTGGTCATCATCGACATTCCAGCACTGCGTGTCAACTGTTGCCCTTGCTAAGAATACAGTTGTTGCCGGATTGAATGGCTGAAGGAATGACTCAAGGCTATTCGGGAAACCACTCAGCCAATTGGCGGAAACAAACTCATTTGTGAACGGCCCATTGTAAATCTGATTGCCGATGCCATAAGGATCGAACTGGCGAGCTCTTGTAGTACCAGCACCAAATGTGCCTGTCCAATTCGTCATGAGCACAACGCCATTGGTATCATAGCCAGTGTTGTTGAATACCACAACATCCTGAATAACATTGGTATCAAAGACAATCTCCGATGTCTTGAGCTGCAAGATATTGCTTGTGTTGCACTCACCAATGAAGCCGAACTTCTCATCTCTGAAGCCTCTGAATGGCGTTTGAACAAACTCGCAAGGTGTGTCACCATTATCGCATTGGCCAGCCTCCAGCACCAAGTCATTGCCAAACTGAGCAGCCTGATAGAGCCGCTTCGTGTCAAATTTCATTTCGATGTCTGGCTGATCAATCAAGGTTGCAGAAGCAACCGATTGCTGGAAGTATGCAATTGGCTCGATGCGCAGCAGTGGCCTGCCATTGCCTTGATTCTCGATGCCAAGGCCAAGATTTAACTTCAGCCTTAAAGCGTTGTAAAGATTCTCGAATGAGGCAATCACCTCAACATCTTGCTTGATCCTTAATGACTCACCGCTGGTGTAGAACAGCACATTGCTTTGCGGATAGCTTGCAGCAAAGTAGTTCGAATCAAAGTCAATCAGGCCATCGCTCATGCAAGCAACTAAGTGCTTGAATACATCATACACCGTGTAGCCATAAGCCGGATCAGTGTAGTAGTTTACATTGGGATTGAAAACATAAATCGCAACCTTTGTCGGAGGCGTGATTGTTGCGCCATTCTTTGACAATGTGAGGTCCATCGAGAATGGAATCGCCTTGTTGTTGTTGATCTTGGTGCTGAAGCTTTCATCATATATCTTCGTCTTAACCTCGCAGCGGTCCAACAGGAATGCCGATTCGGTTGCAATGATGTACCCATTGACCAAGCCCTGCCAGGTACCAGCGGCACACAAGTATTGCACATTCACTTTCACCAGTTCGCAGTAGCCCGAACTTGCGAGCTTGCTGTATAGGTAGGTGAAGACATCGCCCCCAAAGATTAGTTCTGCATCATAGGAAACTATGCGAGCTCCGATGCTGTCGTCTTCATTTATCGTGATGCCAAAGCTCTCCGGATTCAATGGCTGGCCTCGGTCGATGCCATCAATCAAGAATCTTAATTCTGCTGCCATGAGTATCGGGAATCGCTGCCGTTAATGTTTACGATCATTTGCTTGCCTGCCATTGTCTTGTTCAGCTTGTCTAACTTCCGTTCCATGCTTTTGCTGTTGAGCGATGCATTCACTGTGATGCCATCGCGCTTGTTGTTCATCGCATAGCCAGCAATTGCAGGGCGCACATACTTCTCATCAATGAACTTCTTGAATGCAGCACTCGATGTGTTCATAGCATCCAATGCCTTGCGATGCTGAGACACTGAGCTCTTGTTTACAACATACTCGCCTTTCTCTGCCTCGATCAATGTCCCTCCTGCCTCATGGCTTTTGCCGCCTACCGGACCACCCTTTTTGAACTTTGGAATCGGCTGTGCTCTGATGATGGCAATCTGTGCAAGACCTGCCGCAAGTTGAATTGCTGCCAATACTGGATTGCCTGCACTTGCTACGCTTTGGGCAGTCCCAATGATTGCGTTGAATAAGGCGAGTGCCTTAGCTGCCTCAGCTTGCTTTGTCTTTTCCGCTGCAATCTTTTGATTGGTCCTTAATTGCAACGCATCAAGCTGCCTCTGCTTGTTTACTTCGCTTGCTGTGCTCTGCTCAATGGCTAACTTCTCAGCATCTGATGTGGCTGTAATCTGGTCAATGCGGTTCTGAGATTGAATACTTTGCAGTTCTATGATTTTACTCAATGTACCAGCAACAGCATTGGCAACTTGTAAAGCATCATCGATTGCCTCATCCCTTGACTTTTTGCGCTCATCACGAATTGCCTGTTGCGTTTCGGCCTCAATCAAAAGAATCTGATTGTCCGCTTTTAACTTGTCATCAACGGTCAAACGGATTGCATCAATTTGCTTTTTTGATTCAAGCTCAATCAACTGGATGCGTCTTTCACTTGTGCTGCCTTCTTCCGCTTCTAATCTCTTGACCCTGTTTATCTGGCCATCAAGCAACTCCTCATTTATATTTTCAAAGCTTCTTGCTATTTCTTCATCACGCTTCTTTTTTTCCTCCGCAAGCTTCTTAAGTTCTTCCTGATACTCTTTTTCAAGTTGTAGTCTGATACTATTACTGAACTCAATGTTTTGCTCATCAAGTTTAGCAATCGATTCATTGCTTGCCTTTTTAATTTCTAATTCTAATTGAGCACGTTCTTTTGCTTGTTCTAATGCTTTTTGAGTTGCTTCACGTTCGGCTTCGTTTCTAATTACGATAATTCTTGCGCTGGCATCAAATACCGCTTTGACAGCCTCATCGTTTACCTCTTTTGCTTTTGCCTTTTCTTCATCGCTCAACTGGCTTAAGGTGCCAGCCTTTTTAACATAGTCCGCTATAATTGCACGGTTTGCATTTATCACAGCTTGCTCGCGTTGTATCTCAAGGGCAACCGTTGAACGGCCTGCCGATTTTTCAATATCGATTTGGCGTTCTATTCTTTCAACCGTTGCATCAGATGCTGCACGTTGTTTCTTTGCAGCAGCATCAAAAGCACTCGCAGCTCTGTCGGCTTCTTCGGATGCGCCTATCCATTCTTTGATTGTATCAACTACACCGCCAATTGCGTTGCTTACCTGTTTGAATCCCGGTATTGAATTCTCCAGGGCTTTCTTCACCTTGTCGAAGTTCTCAACTAAGGCCACAAGGCCGAAGACAAACAACCCGATTCCTGTGGCAGCAAGTGCAATCCTTAAGCCTTTTAGCAATCCAGTGGATGTGCCAACGATAACATTGTAAGCAGATTGAACTGCACCAGCAACCCCAGTCTTAGCTGCAAGCTGCTCAAGTATTAAAACTCGGGCTTGTTCAATCCCTGATGTGATTGCTGTAATTGCCTGTAGCCTTACAAGCGTTTTCTGAAGGTCTTCGTTCTCTTGGCCAATCAATGCCTGAGCACCTTCCAAAGCTTGGAATGCACTGCCAACAAGTTCGACATTCTGCACAAAGCCCTTAAACCTTGCGCCACGTTGCGCAAGTGCATCGACTTGTGCATCGGTTTCAATTACAGCACGGCGAACCGTTGCAACCTCTTTTACTAAGTCTTTAAACTCTTTGGTATTGCTTTTGCCAGCAAGTGCTAAGTCGTATAGCTTATCTTCAAGCTCTCCGATTCGTCCAGTAGCGGCATCGGTAGACTTGGCGTATAAGTCAACAGCACGGTCTGCGGCAATGATGGCAGACTTGTATTCTCCGACTGCCTTGGCAATGTCTTTGAACTCGTCTGTGTTGCGCTGGCCTGCAACCGATAATTCACGAAGCCTGTCTTCAAACTTAGATACATCTTGCGCTGATTTAACTACAACAGCTGAGGTCTGCTTAAGTTCTTTGTTTAGGTTATCAAGCCCGGTCTTAATCTTCTGATTTGCGAAAGCATTGGCAATGTTATTGCCAGCCTCTTTAAAGCTGTCACTTACCTTTTGCGCAGACACTTGCGCATCTTTTACAACTTCGCTGTTCGCCTTGTTTACTTCGTTGACTGTTGCCTTCAGGCTCGTTGCCTCGGCTTCATAGATAATCTCAACCTTTGCTGCTGCCATTTTGAGCCTTTATTGCTGCCTCAAATTTAAGCAAATAAGTTGAAACATCGGAACTCATTAACTCATTGAACTCAGAGATGCTTCCACCAGCCAAGCTCATCACTTGCTCGCGGAAGCGGTCGGCTGTTCTCTTAGCCCTGCTTTGCGGTGAGAAGTCAGCTGGCGTAACGCCTCGTTGAGCTTGCGAAGTTCGACCGTGTTGTACTCCCAGAGCGTTTGAAATTCGTTCGCTGAAATATTGAATAAGGGCATCAGCGGCTCGATACCCAAGCTGTAAAAAAAATCGTGAGCCGCCCCCTTGCTCAACTCTTCGAATAAGGTTAGCTTCTGCTGATGCACATCGGGATTCACCACAGCAGGATTCTCATCTTCGCGGATTATCCAAGTTGCTGCGATGTTTAGCAGTAGATCGCGATGGATTACTGTGTTCTGCCTTTCGCGGATAACATGGATGTAAGCACCCATCAATGCCGCTGTCTTTGGGTTGGATAGACCGGCAGCAAGTGCCTTCTCCATCTCATTCAGAATCTTGTCCATCTCGCTGCCTGATAGTCCAGAGCTCAATCGCTCCAGCAGTGTCATGCTCATGGCAAATCTTTCAAGTGGCATGTTCAATTCCTTGGGGAACCGGTAGTACCTATGGCCGCCGTGCTTGAATACCTCAACTAAGTTGTAAGTTGTTTTTTTACTGCGTGATAAACGTGATCGCAGTTGCTCGTTTAATCTTTTGAATAATTTCATCCAGTGATTGCTTTACTGTTATTTCCCTTTCGCTACTCATCAACATAATTACGCAGTTCTTGCTTTCGGTATCTTCATAGATCAGGCTGATGTCTGATGTGCTGATGATGCCATCCATCCACTCCTCATCCTTGTTGAGCAGCTCATCAACCTCATCAGTTGCCTTTAAGATATCGAGCAAGATGAAGCCTGTAAGCATGTCACCAACGTAACAAAGGGCACGACTCATCAACAACTCTGGTCTTGGCTGGAAGGAAGCATCCGCACTCGCGGCAAGTATCGGTCAGCTTGATTCGGTATGGACACTCCTTGCAGATGGCCATGCGAGGCTTTGCCACCTCACGGCTTTCCTTAGTGTCAAACGCCCACAACGCCCAGCCGTGTGCGATGCTCTTAATCTTGTTTAGCAGCTTACGCATTCGAGTAGGTTTATGACTTCGGGTTCCTCATCAGTATTCACCACGCTGAAAGATATGCAGTCGTACTCAACCTCGCAGATGGTGAACTTCTCGCAATTCTTCAAGCCGATGGTGTAGCCCTGCAATGCGTCAATCTTTGCGCCAATGATTGTCAAGATGCCATCCACATCCGACTCGGCCACAAAGCTCTGCACCTTCTTGGTTGCATTGTGCGTTATGGTCACACTGTACTCAGTCTCTGGTGAGACAACGCCAAAGCTAATGCCAGCATTGCAAGCTGCCACGCTGATGCCGGAATCAAAGCAAGGAGAACAAACGCTCATAGGTATCGCTTAAGTATTGCGTTTACAAAGTAACGGAAACAATCGAGAAAGTCAGCACGCTCACTCAAGTTTTTTCTGTTGCTCTTGATAATGCTGCCATTGGCATCGCACTGCACTTGCTTCGCATCAAACACGAAGCCCTTGCACCGCTTGCTGTTGGCCCTGATGTCGAGCTTGCGCAGCGCAGCATTGCAATCGATGCGGCTGTTGTAGTGCGTTGGATTGGCTGGAATCAAGAATTGGCTATCGCTCATGCCGAGCCTCCGCTTGATCTGCGTGTAAGCACTGGAGTTGTCACGCTGCTGCACTGTGCCTCCCTTGCCCATCGCATCGCCAGTGATCCTGATGAGGCCCATCGGCACACCAAGCGCAAGCACCGCATCGCAGAACGCATCCACGCTGCCCTTGTCAATCTTGATCTCGTCAACAATCACTGCGCCCCTGCCAACCTGCTGGATGACCAAAGCACAAAGCGGATTGATGTTGAAGTCAACGCTGATGTGCACCGGCATGTTGCTGTTCAGCTGCACGCTGTCATCGATGTGCTTGGTGTCATCCCACTCGTACAAGAATGGATTGGCCACATCATCCATGACATCCCAATCGCCCTCAACAAATCGTGCGTACTGCACAGGCGGCAGCTCGCGAAGCGACTCCAAGTATTCGGCAGGGATGTATGGGTTGTCAGTGATCTTGGAAGGGATGAAGCTCCAGCGGTCTGGCAGCGTGCCATCCTTGTACCGCTCGTAAATGATTGACTTCACCCAGTTGTTGGCTGGGTTGCAAGTGGCAAGGCAAACAATCGGCGGCTTGCCATGCGCCTTGTTCCAACTGCCGATGCGCTCCTGCACCTTATAGAAGGTAGGCTCTTGCAGCTCGTTCACCTCATCCAATCCAGCACCGTTGATCTCCAAACCGCGGAAGCGGTTGAGATCCTTGTCTTCGTCAAAGCTCTCAGCCATGAAGATCAGCTCGCTGCCGTTGTTGAATGTCACAACATTCGTGTCCCTGTTCCAACTTCTGATGTGTGCATTCAGCCCATCGGATAGCAATCCCGTGAAGCTTGGGAAGGTTGTGCGCTTAAGATCAGGCAGGCTCTTGCGGATGATCACCCATCGGCTCCCTGCATAGTGCAATGCCAGATGGCTGATGGTAAGCAGCAGCCAGTAAGTTTTGCCACCTCGAATCGCGCCCCCAAAAACGATGACACGCTTATCGCCGCTTATCGCTTGGTCAAATGCAACTGTTTGTGTTTCGGTTAGCCGGTAGCTCATTCACTCTTTGGCTCCGTGCGAATGATCACTAAGGGCTCAGTGCTTGTGATGTTGGTGTCTGTGGTTTGCTTCGGCTTGCCGTAGCCGCGATCGAGCAACATCTCTGCCGCCTTTATATCGCCACGCAATGCCTTGGCCTCAATCGCCTTAAGGATGCGCTCCGCTGTGCTCAATCCGTTCTTCTCATCACCTAAGATATCAGCCATTAGCTTGCTGAGTTCTGGCAGCTTACGCGGTCTCCCATTAGGGTTGCCTGTTTGCCCTTTCTTGAACTTATGCGGCTCTATGTTTTCCGGCTTTGGCATCGCTGTTTTTTCGTTGTTTACCTTGCGCGCTTTGATCTATACTTCTCAGCCTCTGCCAGTGCGATTGCAGCAGCTTGCTGAGGTGAATATCCTTCGCCAATTAGCTTGCGGATGTTCATGCTGATGACGGTTTGGCTATCGCCTTGGAATAGTGGCATATTACAAAATTAGTTTAAATTTAGTAATCTCTCAAATATTTCGCCCTCATGGTCGATGTTTACTGCATGACCTCTGAAGACAATGTCTTTATACTGCGAGTGATAAATAAACATGTCGTGAAGCTTGCCTTCAATGAATCCCTTAAAAGTAAAGCCCTCAACGCCGTTCTTATCTTCAGTGGATATCAGAACGCCGAATCTGTAATCGATGCCGGCATGCTTATCGAGGACCAGCTTATTGATCTTCGAGAACTTGTGGATCTCATCGATGTTGATGGCGATGGCGATGTCATACTCAAGGCCAGGGTGTGTTAGGTATCCAAAGAAGCAATGGTCTTGCATGTACTTCGAATCGACAAACACGCCAGCTCTGAGCCGGCGCGTTGTCTGCATAGAATTAAAATCCGTCATCTTTCTTGGCATGATAGCGTTCGCAATCTAAGTCAATCGAATCCTTTTCGTAGCATTCATCATGCTCTTGATTATCATCATTGTTGTTTGATTTCAAAAATTCAAACTCTCTTAGGAGCCTTTCTGAGATTTGGTTAATTTCTTGAAGTGTCATCATGGTGTGTATGTTTTGAATGTGTATTGCATTTATCGTGCCAAAGTTTAACAACCGCCTTCAGGTTCATGAATCTTTTTTGGAGTCACAAGGCTGTCAAGATAACCGTTCACAAGTTTTCTTATTGCTTCCTTGCTTGAAATCGGCACTCTGAATGTGATGTTTATGGTCGGCTCGCCATACTTATGAGTGCGGCCTGCGCCTATGCGCTTGCCTCCTCTGCCTTTTTTTTGCTGTTCCATCTGTGCAAATGTATTTATTATTTGATTATGTTATGCAATTGTATGTTCTTTTTTTTCAGAAGCACAAGCCAATTAAATGCCTTGAGCATATAAGTACGATGAACAGGCGCATGCTTATTCGTGGCCATCAAGTACCTGGCAAGTGCTTGGTGAGCTCTTGTGGTTGAGGTGTAAGTTGTCGGCCCATCCACAACCGTTGCCTCCTCTGGAAGCTTCTCGGTCATGTAGTGAATAATCTTTTCGTAGTTAGTCATGATTTATAACCTTCAAAAATTCCTCTTCCGATCTTACGATCACATAGTCATGGCCAAGCGATAGGCAAAGCTTTTGGAATCGCTTCTGGTCCTCCGACTGCCTTCCGGTCTCGGTCTTCCATTCGATCCAGCATGTTCTGCCTTCGGGCCTCAAAAAGCACATATCCGCAACTCCAGGCACAACTCCCATTGCTTTGTTCATTGCGCCCTTAATTCCGTTTGGGCTGTTGTTATTGATGGCAAATATCCTTCCTCGCAAGTCGGGACGCGCATTCCAGAGGTTTGTGAATGCTTTCGATTGTGTTTTTACTTCGCTCATAAAGTATCATGTTACAACCTTAAGGTTGATACAAATTAGGTCCCAAAATCGGCTGTATGCTTACTCTCTCATGGGCTTGAGGGTAATGTATCAACCTTGTGCAAAAAAGTGCCTTCATAGTATATAATGTGTGTGTGTGTGTGTGTGTGTGTGTGTGTGCATATATATTGTTAAGGTATAAAAGTAAGTTGTAAGTTGATACTTTTGGTTGTAATGGTTATTGCAGTAGGGCTAAGCAGTCTCAACCTTGCAAAAAGTAAGTTGAGACAGGTTGATACTTTTACATCGGATTCTTGGTGACAAAGTACATTGTGACCAAAGAATTGCCTCTGCGCTTGCGATCCTTATCAAAGCCAAGGCTACTAAGTATCGAGCCAATGCGCTGGATGTTGAGGTAATTAAACTTGGTTTCAATCATAAGGTACTGCTGTATTTCAGTGAGCGACATCCACTCGCCATATGATGAAGAATTGCCAGGCTGAAGTTTCTTGTGAATCAAATCCTCTTCAGGTGTTGAGTGCTTGAAGGTAAGTGTTGAGTCATTGAGATCTTGGATGTCTTGATGCAGCACTGTGTAATCCCATCCGGCACGATACATGGCATAGAGCTCACGCCATAAGCCTTCCTTGTCGCATTTGTTGTACTCCTCTTTGTTGATGTCAAGGATGTGAATTGGAATCTGCCTGCGGTTCCCAGTTGGATCGTTGAGTATCTGCGTCTCGTTCGATGTTCCGCAGAACACGGCCAAGCGGCGAAGGTCGAGCGACACGCGGCCATAAGGCTCACGCACGTTGATGAATTCCTTCGATGTTAGTTCCTTGAGTCTCTTCTCTTCCTTCTTGGACTTCCCTCCGTACTCGTCATCGAGAATCATCAGCTTTAGGCACATGAGAATCTCATCATCCTTGCCACCATCCATCTTGGACTCAGCAAATAGGTAGCGCAATCGCTTTGGCAGAAGATACCGGAACCAATGTGTCTTTCCAGTGCCTTGCTTTTCACCAGAGAAGATGAGCACCAAAGGCGAGTGATTGCCATAAGCAGATGCGACAACTGAGACCAGCCATTTGCATATCCATTTGTCTGCATTTGGCGTGTCAGTCACAACGCTGTTGAGCAGGTGCGTGAGATTTGGGCACTCGTCTTCCAGGTGTAATTCCTCTTCAAAGAATTCATGCAATGGGTTATATGTCTGGACACGATTTGAGAAAATTATCGCGGTGACCAGTTCTTTTGTCGACTCCTTGAACACGGCTTTGGAATCGAGATAGATCGAGTTGAGGTCACTGTCATCGATGGCCCTTCCGTTGAGTTCAATCTTGCGAGTTACTACATTTTTTTTGAGGTCGTAGGTGTTTATAAACGCCGCAATATCAGCACTTACGTTCTCGGATTTGAATTTAATATCCTTTGCTACTATCTCATTGACAACTTTCGTGCTTTCCTCTGGGCTAATGCCGGATACTTCGAGGCTGCGCACGATGGCTTCTGGCGAAAGTCCAGCGGCACGCTGCGAGCTTGCGGCCCTGAGAATGGCCTTGCTTTGCTCGGAGTAGGTCTCGATGCCGTTCTTCTTGGCGTGGTAGTATAAGGTTGCAATGGTTGACCTTTTGCCTTTTGACTCGCTGTGATTCTTCAAGCATGCGGTGTACTGGGCATTGCAGTCATCTGAGTTGTACTTGGATGAATGGCTGCTGAGGGTGTGAAAGTAGTCACGACCACCTTCACCGAATTCAGAGACGAGTGCATAAGCGATTTGAATCCAGTCGGAATAGTCCTCGCAGAGGTTGAGCCCTTTGCGGTCCATCGCAGCAATCATGGCATCAAAGTCGGTTTTTATTACTGCGACCCTTGCAAGCTTCTGCTCTTTCTTTTTGGGCAGGTACTTCTTGAAGAGCACCGCCTTGGTGTTGATAATGATCCAAGGGTCGTAGGATATGAAGCGTGCTCTGGAGACGTTCTTGCCGGATTGGTCCACGATGAGCTGGTACTCATTGTAGAGATAGGAAGCGATGCCGTTGAATGCATCGAGATGGCGTGTGCCATCGATGCGAATAATCAGGCACAGGCCGTGTCCGCTGATGGATGTGAATGCAGCATAGATGTAGGCATCGGCTGCGATTAGCTTCTTGGTCTCTTCAGGGTTCTCGATGTTGTCGATGTCGATTGCAATGAATCCAGAGTGTGCTCTGAGTGCTTCATCCTTTCGTGCTGAGAATGAACCGCTGACTGTTACCAGTGGAGCTGATTTTTTCTTTTTATCGCGTTCGTCTTTGTCTTTGGTTGCGCGAACTTGCAAGACTATGTCCTGCCATTTGCCGGTGCGCACGCCTTCGATGAAGGCTGCGAGCTCGATGTCAGTGTCCTTGGTGTTGTAGATGCTGTCGTACTGTGAGATGATCATTTAGAAGTGTTTTAAGTTTATTGTCTACGAACTCCCTGTGCCAAGCATCGAATCGCTTATTGTGCTCGTGGCACCAGAGCCTTGCAAGTTCATGAATTTTTTTCTGAATTATGGGCATGTGTGATTCATTAATTTCTTTGAGCACTCCCAATGCTGAGGTGAATACCTTCTCAACCAGCACATAAAGAGAGCGGTACTGCTGGTTATGTGCGTATGATTCGATGAGTTTTTTTACATCAATCCTGCGCCCGATTTGGATGAACTCGTCAATGCCTTCATCTTTGGCCACCACTTTCGGGAAGATATATCCGCAAGGGAATAGTTCGCCTACTGGTGTGGCATCGCAGACCATCTTGGCTGTGTGCAATAAGGCGGAACACTTGGGGCACTCTTTCACTGGTGCCACGCCTTCGCCTGGCTTCTTTGGATTGTGGAAGATGCTTTGCCAATTGCGAGGCGATGACCAGAGGCCATGTGTCTCGCAGTTGCCACCAAGATCGATGATAGTGAATGCGAGCTTCACTGGATGCGGCCTTGCTCCGCGTCCGCACATCTGAAGCCATAAGGGCATTGATGCTGTGGCCTTGTTTACAATTACGGTTTCGATGTCTGGCTGGTCGAATCCTGTTGTGGCGATTCCGATGTTGTTGAGGATTGCATCGGGTGTGTTGGCGAACCATTGAAGCACCTCAGCCCGATCAGGTGAGTCAGCATCGAGATGTCGAGAGTTGAATCCAGCTGCTTGAAAGGCGGCATTGACTGCGATAGAGTGCTCAACATTGCAATTGAAGATAATTGTTTTTTGGCCGAGTGAGTGCTTCTTGTAGGCATTGATTGTTGTGTCAATGTACTTGGGATTCTTGTAGGCTGCTGCCATCTGTGCCGTGTCGAAGTCGCCAGCTTTCATCTTAAGCCTTGCTCGGTCAACAATTGACTTTGCTGAGTAGGTCAGTTCTTGGCAAAGGTACCCTTGCTCGATGAGGTCAGGGATGTCAATGCCGCACACGATGTCATCGAAGTAGTTCTTCAATGGATTGGTCTTGCGTGCTGCCAATGGCGTTGCTGTGAATCCGATGATGTAGCTGTCTGTGAAGTGCTCGATGACCTTTGTGAAGTTGCCGATGTGGCATTCATCGACAATTACCAGCCCGATGTTTTGAAACTTGTCGAGCCGCTTGTATGCAGTCTCAACCATTGCCACATACACTCTTGCATGTGGAATCGACTTCATGCCGGCCACTACTGGCTGTGTTCTGAGGCGAATCGATTTCGTGGCCTGTGCGAGCAGTTCTTCACGATGCACAAGGATTAGGGTGTCTTGTGAGGACTTCGCGCAGTAGCGGTCGCAAATCGCAGAAAAGCACACCGTCTTGCCTCCACCAGTTGCGAGCTGCGCAACCACCTTGCGATTGGTGCGCAGACTCGCAGCGATGTTGTTGATGAATCGTTCCTGGTAGGGGCGAAGGGTCATGAGAAAGTGTCGTTGTAGTACATTTCGCCAGTTCTCAAAGGATTGCTATAAACATCCTCTTCAACTCCTGTTGTGTAAGCTTGTGAAATCTGCTCCTTTTCCATTGCTTTGGCTAATAGGAATATTGTATTTACATCTTTTGCTTGAGTTGTTGGCTCTGCTAATTTTGTATGATACCACTCAACTGCTGTCTGCTTTTTCATGCCTCAAGTCTTTTATCCATTGGTATAAAATCAGAGCCGTTGCCATGCACGGTCTTGATGAAGTCAACCTCAACCTTTGCAGAGTTGATGATGGTCTGGGCCACATCAGTGATAGCCTTTGCCTTGTCGATTTCCATGTCACCATCCTTGAGCATTTCGATGACTTCGAAGAGGTGATCTCTTAAGTGTTCAATTTTGTTCCTTGCCATGATTCTTGATTATTTTTTTGAGTTTAGAAATTGTTTTCATTGTTGATTGCATCTCTTCCGGATAGCGATGGATGGTGTTCAATTCCATGTTTTGCTTTGTGTCGATGATGAATAGATTGTCGATGTCAAAGTTTAGCTTATTGCCATCCTTGAATCGGATGATTGCGCCTTTCGGGATTGGGCCATGCTCCATCTCCCAGGCAAGGCGATGAGTCAGCACCCAGCTTTTGAGCCCTTCTTCAACCTTGGTCCAATGATAGCCTTCAACATCGATGCGAGTCCAGCCTATTGGCTTGTAGTTGACAGGCACATGGCCCTTCTTGAATAGCGTGTGCTCTGGTGCGTTGTTCTTTCCTTTGAGCCCCTTGTTCCAAGGTTCTTGGCCTTTGGTGAATCTGTACTTCATGCCAACTTCCTTCACTCTGGTGCCATGCACTTCTCTGAGGTATTCAGGGGATTTCTTGAATCCATACTTGAATGCAATGTTGTAGATTGATGACTCAGACACCCCAATGATTTTGGCAATTTCTGAGGTCTTAGTCTTCGGGTAGTATTCAGCGATGAAGTCGAGCTGGAGCTGTGAGAATTTACTTGCCATAGTTGCCATCGAATTGATTGAGGAATCCAGCGATTAGCTCGTAAGCATGGTCGAGCTCTTGCTGGTTGTGCCGGTATAGGTAGAGGTCAGTGAACTGCCCCGACTTCTTCACCTTTGGAGGAACGCCGATGTAGTAGAAGTTGTGCGGATCCCATCCCATAAGCATGGAATACCACACCGCTTGCACATGGTTGTAATGCTTGATCATGTCATCGGCGAATGCTTGCAAGTTCTTGGCCGTTGTGGTCTTCACATCTGCGATGATCTTCATCTCATCCCAGCAGATATCCATCGCACCCTTTGCGAGCACGGTCTTATCGCCAATTGTGAGCTCGCTTACCACGATGCGCTCCTTTTCGCTTTTGTCGAACAGCTCACCAAGCAGTTCCACCTGGTGAATTGCATCGTAGGTGTTGCGCACTGGCGTACCCATTGTCTCGTATTCGCACTCAAGGAGCGAGTAATGAAAGTCCTTGCCATAGTTCAGCGATGCCTTTGCATAGCTGATGTCTCCCGTGTAGAATCGTTTGATGCGGCTTGCACTCACGGCTGGGTAGGTGATGTATTCATCGCGTGTCATAGTCTAATGGCTTAAATGTGATTTTATAGTATTCCTCACCTAACTGCAAGCCGTCGAGTGCACCTTCATTGAAGGTCTGCACTATCAATTCTTTTTCGATTGCAATGTACTTGTGAAAGTTGTTTAGGAACTGCCTGCCCTTGTCGCTATGCACGTCAAAGAATTCGGGATGCAATTCTCTGAGTTCGGTAATTAATTTTTGCACTGGTGTTTTCATGGTGTTACTTCAAATTTGGGTTAGACTGTTGTGCTCTTTGGCGTGCTCTGCGGATGCTTTCGGCAGCTGGAAGCTTGCCCTCGCTCATCATGTCGAGCACTTCCTTTGCAGTTGTTTCATTGAGTTTGTCATAGCCGATTGTGTCGGCCCAGACGTAAGCGATTAGCCTTGCATCGCTCTTGCGTGTTGCAGGCACGCGCTCAAGTATTGCGCGCACCTGCTTGGTAGGGTTGTGCTTCATCGTGTTATGGTTTGAATTTTTTCTTCATAAATCTCAATGCCGGCGATCTGCTCCAAGCCGAGCTCTTGCATTGCTTTTGGCAGGCCAGTAAGCAAAGTTTGTTGCTTGAGGTTGCCTGATGAGAACAGCACGCCAAGCACTGTCACCCAATCCACTTCGCCATTGATGCGAGCCTTGCGAATTGAGCGAATGCCTTTGATGTGGCTGTGCTGGATGCTAACCTCAGCGAGCTCATCGGTAAGGGCAGCCATTGACTTGGCTTGCTCTTTTATGCGCTTCTGATCTTCTTCATGCTTGCGGTCCAGCTCGTTGGTGTACTCCAGCATCTTGGATTTTGCCGATGCGATGAAGGCTCTGAGTGGTTCGGTTGCTTCTTGCTCGATATTTATGAGCTGCTTCTTGTACTGGTCGATCGGGATGGTGACAATCTTGCGAGCTTCCTCGATGGCCTTTATGGCATCGTTTGCTTCTTTGATTGCTTGGCTTGTGTTGTTGTAATCGCTCACGTTGCTAACGCTGAAGCAATCGCCATCGATGCTCATGGTGTCAATGAGTGCATGAGCTTGCAGAACCTTTGGCGAATTTATCGCAGCGTATAGATTCTGAATAGGAATTTGTATCTTTGCAATGCTGTTCATGTGTGTATGCATAGTAAAAGCCGAGCCTTTTTGAAGTGGGGCTCGGCTTTTTGGTTTATGTTAGAAAAGGGCTTGAGTCGTTTGAGAATAATGCATCGAGGTCAACATCCAAAGCATCGCTTGCAGATGATTGGTACACCGGAGCGGCAACCTTTGCAGGCTTGCTTACGCGAGCAATCCACTCATCGCTCTTGCGAATGTCTTCTTGGATGAACTCTGGCAGCTTGCCAAATACTTCTGCATCGTGCTCAGTTGAATCATAAGCAAGGAGCTCATTGTAGGCTGGAGGGCACTGCATGCCTTTGGGCATTGGAGACACGCTCATGATGTTGGCATAGGTCTTATCTTCTTTGCCGTTGTGTGCGATGTTTACCAATGCACTTTTGCCAAGTAGTGTAAAGATCTCGAATTCGCCAGCTTGCTTGTCTGTCATCTTCTTGCCTGCCCATGATTCGATGAACTTGCGCATTGATGACTTCTCGCCCATGTTTAGATTAAAGATTGTCTTCACGATGAAGGGCTGCTCGCCATTCTCTTCCTTGAAGATTGCGGTCTCTGTTGGCAGTTCAAATACGAACTGGACCTTGCGTTTCTTGCTGCCCCACTTTTCATCGAGGGTTGTCCCCTTGTCAATGATTTGGATAAGGACTGCTGGATAAGCCCCTTCTGGAGCGATTTGGCGTGTGCCGCCTGTTGAACTGTTTACTGGTGCTTTCATGTTTATAGATTAAAGATTAGTGATTAATGCGTCTGTTGCTTGATAGTGCAGTTGCTCTGTGACAATTGCGAAGTTGTTGTGGAATTCTTCCATGTCGCAAGGATCATAGATGCGCTTCTCAGGTGCAGTGCCGTGCTCCATTGAGCGGTGGTACTGCCGTGAAAGATTTGCAGCCTGCGAATCGCAGCGAGTGTAGAGCCCTTTGATTGGGCCATCGTTTACAATCATCACCAGCGTGCCGGTTAAGTGATTGTAGTGGAAGAATTCAGTGCCCTTCCAATTCTTGAAGGTCGTTGCTGTTGAGAGTTGTGTGTTCATTTTTTCGTTGTTTTGTTGAGGCAAATGTACACCCCTTTTTTGAATTCGCAAGCGAAAAACAAAGAAAACAATAAACCACCAGCGTAAAAAAACGCAAGTGCATGAAAATCAAGCCAATTATTTTATGCGTGTCAGGCCGAAACCAATAAACGCCCCGAGCCCAATCTTGGCCGCATCGGTTTGCCACCACTTTTTGTCCTGGCGAATCACAACATTGCTGATGCCGGTCACGCTTACATAAGGATTGTCAACTGCAATGCGGACAACCTTGTCACGCTTCCGCAAAATAGAGCCTTTACGCAGCGTATCTCCGATTGCAACGGTATAAGATACCGGAATTATCATTGAGTCAATCTGAAGCCTTCCTACGCGGTTTATCCTGCCTCCTATGGATAGCCATTTACCTTCACGCCCGAATGATCTTGGCAGGCGCAAGTGTGGAAAGCTATCGATGTATACCGTGTCACCAAGTTCGAAATCCGTTTGAATCACTGTCTTGGTCCTGTATTGGACAGCTTGGTTAGCCTTGATGCCAAGTGCTGCGTTTATCTTCTCAAGCTCCGCATATTTGCGCTCGCTGCTTACAATGGTCTGCGACTGGCTGTAAATCTTGGCCGAGTCTTGAGCAATTCGCATGGTGTATTCTTGATTGGCATTGTCAAGTCGCTCCAGTTCAACCTCGGTTGAGGCCAAGCTTCCGCAAGTCCTGATCAGCATCAAGGCAAGGACAAGAGAAATTGTCACCAAAAAAAGCGTGCTTGTGTTAGATCGTTCCATTGCTTACAAATTGCATTACTTCGTTAAATCGCACCATGTAAAGGTCCTTGTTTCGCAAGTTTGAAAGCAGTATCTGGCTCGCAACTTTTAGCGGCATGGCCCTTTCCAAGATGTAAATCGCAAGCACCTTTACAAGCCGCTCGTCACATTCTTCATCAGTGCTTGGTAGGTAGGTGTGCGCTTCATTCATAGTTGTCTTGTTGCTTTCTTAACCAGTAACTTGATCACCTCATCAAGCTTCTGCACGCTGTCTGCTATCATTTCCATAATGCCCTTCCGCTCTTCCTCTGTGATTTCTTTGTGCTCCATGATCATCTGGACCAACCCACCAATTGAAGTCAATGGCTGGCGAAGCTCGTGGCTCAACATAAAGCGAAACTCTTCCAGAAGCATCTTCTGCCGCTCATGCTCATGCGAGCTGATAGATGTGACATCGACCAACTGGATACCAATCATGTGGATGCTGTTCATAATTGAGTAAACATTCCACATGTTGTACCGCTCAGAAGACATTTTTTGGCGTGTCCTTGAATAGACTCTAATCGGATCCGGTGCTTTCTTTTGCGACTTTCTGATTGCTGTAAGCATCTCATCGCGATCACTGTCATTGGCTGCAATGTCCAATATATTGCCGGGCTTTATATGGCTGCTGTATTCTTTGAATAAATCATTGGAGGTCACAATATTCCCATCCTTATCGGTAATCACATAGAAGAGGTCGATGCTCGCCTCGAGGATGTGCAGTGATGCCATAAGACAAAGATAAGCCTTATGCCCTTAGCTCGCTTCTTAGATCGTTAAATAAATTGATCCAGGCAGCACCACATCCAATCAAGTATTTTGCACTCATCCACAAGGTAAAGCTAAACACAACACCATTCAAAAGTATATCGTAATTCATAGGCGTTTCAATATCTTGCGTGTTTCTTACAGGCTGAGGTTTGAGGGTGTAGTACGTTGGTGCTGGGTATAAAGATACATCGCATGGTTGAATGGTGTCGAATGCTGTAAGTTCACGCACTGGCTTTGGCTGTGCCATAACATACTCGAAGCTTTCGCGGTTAGCTTGCGCAAAGCTTGTGTCTGCATTTGCCATCTCCCAGCTCATGGTGTCGATGTTCACCTTGTTATGGCGTGCAATCTTTATTGTATCTCTACGAATCTGTTGCATCGTCTTTGGCTTTTGGAATGTACCCAGCGGCGATTAGGGTTGCCACAATTGCCGCAAGGGTTTCGGTTGAAATCACTTTAAAGATTAGCAAAAAGATTGAAACTAAAATCATAAGGCTTCCGATAGTGCTACGCCAATGCTTAACAATGATGTCAATGATTCGCCTTGGTTTGGTAGCACGTTTTCGCATAGGTTAAAATACGCGAAAGCATTGCCGGTGTTGGGGCAATTGCGCCCTAAACTTTACAAAGTGAGAAATACAGATTTGCCTCTTCGCGCCTGCGATTGGTTAGCCCTGCAAGCACCTTGCCGCCTGCCTTATTCCATCTTAGGAACTCGTCAAGTATCGAAGGGTCGGCATGGTTTGCTTTGGCTTTCTTAAGCAACGTGGATTTAATTAATGCGCCCGTGCCGACATTGTAGGCGAAGCAAACCAACGCATCGAACTGGCATTGATTAATATTCGGTAGGTGCTTATTTACCGCCGCTTCAAATGGCTCAAGCGTGGCAAGTAGCAATTGCGTTGCTTCCTTTTCGTTTGCGAGCTTTTCGCCTAAAAGAATCTTTTTGCCGTTCGGGTAGCGTGTCGAGCCGTAGCCTATCGTAACTACGGAAGCAGGGCATAGGTAACTTGTGAGCCTTAAGCCCTCGTACTTCTTGATTAGATTCAGACCGAGAAGCGAGGTGCTGCGCATTAGATGATAAGGTATTGAAATGTTACAGATGCGTTTAAGACGCTACCAGCAACACCGTCAATTTGAATCTGCCCTAAATCCAAAGAGTCATTTGCAGCAATTGCTGAACCAGTGTAATTAGATGAATCATCTACTGATAATGTACCAATTAAATTTTGATTTGAGTTAAAATTTGATGGCACTGGCAAATCAAAATTAAAAGTAACACTTGTATCAGCAACATCATAATTCACAGAAAATCTAAAAGAACAAGTTACAGCATTACCAACTTGCGACCAATGCATATCGCTTACACCGCCAATTGTAGTCGAACTTGGTGTTTCATTGCTAATTGTTGGAGCAAATACACCGCTATTCAACTGAGGCATCCCATCATAGATATTCTGCACCTCAATCTGCTTGCTTGTGTTGGTGCTTGTATCAACAATGTACATTACATCATCGCTCGCTGCCGTGCCTAATGTGGTTAAATCGGTTACTTTAACGCCTGCCATAGTATGTGCTTTAGGTTTTTACAAAGGTAGTGTTTCTTTTGGAATATATTCAATCGCTGGCAATTGCTTAACCCAGTCGATGGTCGTGCTGCTTACTTCCTCGCTGCTTATTATCCAAGTATCGTTTGCATCCTGAATGGGGTTGAATGTCATATCTGCGACATATTGAACGCCTCGCAATTGCTCGGCTTGTTCGGGTGTGAGTTGGTAAACTGTAATCATATTTTACACATTTCTATTTAAGGTAGTTTGGAAGGTTTGAATAGTATTGTATAGGTTTAGGTTTTCTGTTGGTGTTAAGCCTTGCCCCATAAATGCAAAAGAATATTGGCGCGAATCATATTGAATTAAATTGCCTCCGTTATTCCTTACCATTAATGCCATATTTATTGCTGAAATTGCAGCGACTGAATTACTTGTAGTATTTCTAACGAGAACACCATTTCGATAAAGCAAAGAATTTGTAGAAACTAGTCTATTTGATACAAATAACCCCCTTGAGTCAGAAATAAAATTACCGTTTCCATTTAAAATAAAGTTATTTGTAGAATAGTATGTATTGTTATCTGTAAACTTTATATACAAAACTACTCCAAAAAAAGTCCCAGTTGTGTCTGCTCCATTACCACCACTTAAAGAATTAGTCCTTGAATACAATCCAAACGATAAATTATTTTGAGCATAATTCGTTAACGGAAAAAATGTATTTGCATATCCATTAACCCCATTGCCTTGAATACCATTGCTTGTATGAGTAACGCCACCCACAAACGAAAGCCTAAAAGCTGCATTAGTATCAGCAGGATTTTTTAGGTTGAATTTATGAGTTGTGGCATTACCACCAACAAAAGGGTAAATTGCTTGACACTTTGCCCAAGTTCCGTCAGCTTTCATTGATGTTACAAGCGTACAAATAGCCGATGCGATTGTCGGGTTTGTAATCCCTGTTGCAGTTAAGAAAGCATTTGCATCTGAATCGGCGCATCCAGCCACCGCATAAACATAAGGGTTAATTATGAAGCTCATGCGTAAGTTCCAATTAACATTACTTTCAAACCTGTTGCCGTGCCATTTCCGATTTGGTCGATGTCGATTGTGATTTCAGCATCATCTGCTAATGCGGTATCGCTTATTACTGGCGGCGTTGCTGCCGTGCTGCTTGTGTTTTCGGTATTGTCAATTGTAAGCTTGGTGCTAAGTATTGAGCTGCCGCCCTCGTTTATATCAACGGTGAATATACTGCCGCTTGCTTGGGCTGTTGTGAGCGATGCCCGAACTGAGGTAAGGGTAACAGCTCGCGGCATCCTGAATGTAATCTTTGCCGTGCCTGCCGTTAGTGCAGTTGTTTCATCCGATGCAGCAACTACCAACTCAAAAGGCAATGAAGCGAGAGAGCCATCGCCCCTCAAGTATTGCGAGGTCGTGCCTGTTGGCGTGTTAAATTTTGCGTTCCATGTCGCAGCACTTGCAATGTAAGCATCAGCTAAGTCAGTAGTCAAATGTAACTCATCTATCAAAGTTACACCCCCCGTAATTGATGCTGCATTTCCTGAGCCGCTTGATTTAACAACTGTCAATGCCTCACCGTTACCGCCTTTAGTAATTGATGCAGCAACACCACTACCACTTGGATGGTTAATTACTAAATCTTTAGCACTCAAAGTGTGAGTCCCTAAATCAACATTATTAGTTGCGCCAGTGTAGGGCACAAAACCTGTCACTACTGGTATAGTTGGTTTATTTAAAATCTCAGCAAGTCCACTTGTAGCATTCCAATCTGAATTTACTTGTGCGGGCGGTATTGCAGGGAATGTCGTTGGTGTTCCTGCCCCGTCAAGGTATTGAGTATTGTTTCCCGTTGGGGTATCGAACTTGCCATCGAAGGTGTTCCAATCAGCCGAGCTGAGGTAGCCGTCTGTCGTGGTATCGGCTTGGCTTATGCTTATGTCGGGAGTAGTGCCGCCGCTTGAACTTAGTGGCAAGGTTGCTGTTACATCCTCAACAATGGTCGCAGGCAAAACGGGAATCGTTGGCTTGTTCAATATCTCAGCTACACCGCTTACCGCATTCCAATCGGAATTAACTTGCGCGGCTGGAATAGTTGGCTTGTTTAATATTTGATTATTGCCGCTTGTTGCGTTCCAATCTGAGGGCTGTTGAACCGTTGGAAAGCCCGCGCCAAGATTAACCCAATAGGTAGTATTTGTTGGCAGTATTGAATCGTTCGCAGCGATGCAGCGATAAACGTTGCCATTGTACCAAACGATGTTTCCAATCGCATAAGCATTGCCAGTTGCGCTTAAATGGTCGGTCGTAAACGGCAATGCTATTAAAGCACCGCCACCGCCACCGCCACCAATTGCTATTAACGGGTCGGCGGGTGTACCGTTTCCTGTAATGGTCACCCCATCCACAGCAACCTCAGTCAAGCAAGGCGTGCATGGCTCGAAGTCTGGGAGCGGAATGTCACCAGTTGCGCAAGTATCGTAGCAGCCGTCCTCGCTTGAGGTGCTGATATTCACATCCACATCAATTGCAACAGCGGCCCATTCATAATTCACCGGCAAATATCTGATCTCATTCTGGTAGCCACTTGGTACAACTTCGTAAGCAATCACGCCAATGGCAGCCTTGAATTGCGGATCCGTTCCACTGATCAACCTCAGCACTCTAGATGCTACCCAATCCTGTGCATCGGCAGAGTCGCAAGGCAAGTGTGATTTTCGCACCATTGCATAAGCCGTCATGCTGAAGCGTGTCTCATAAATAGACTTGCATCCGGCTAACCTCAAAGAGTCATTCTTGGCCACTGTGATCTTGCCACGCTTGGCCCAGAACAATGTGCCCTGCTTTGCATCAAAGTTCGTTACAGGAATCGCCTGACCATTGCCAATGTAAAAGCCCCACGCCTTGTCATTGCCTTCGCCTACGGGCTCGCTAAGGCCGTAAATCTGATCGAAGATATTGCCGACTTCAATGCGTTGGTTGAGTCTGTCCAGTATGGTAGAAAGTAGATTCATGATTTGTTCATTGCGTTGGTTATTTGTTCAGCAAGTAGAATGGCATGCTCTTCAAGCATTGCCTCTTGCTCTTCTTTGGTCGGCAGAAAAATGGTTCCGTACTTAGCCTCAAGACCATCAACCTTGCCACTCTCAGATCCAGGCAAAGCAATTGCAGCCTCCAATCCTTCTGTGATTACTTCCTCCGACAAGAATCCACCTTTTAATTTTCCGGTTAGTTCCAGCGGAAGCTTTGCAGATGTGCCTTGCTTAAGTTGCGCATAACCGCCTGGGAAGAAAAGCGACTTAATAGGCGTACCTCTCTTGCCGACCTTGAATTTCGATGGTGCATTTCTTAGGCTTCTTGGGCTGACATAGATTGGCGTTGAGCTGTATGGCTTGGTCGGCAACTTCTCGCCTGCCGTATTGGTTCCACCTGATGAGCCAGTGCCGAATATACGCTTGAACATTATACGCTTCAATTCTCGTACTGGGCCATACAAAACAGTAAAGTTTGATGTGAATGCCTGATACAAGCTATCAAGGTTCTTTTGAATTTCAGATGGAGTTGCAGCCATTATGGAAGTGCTGTGACGTACTTCATGTTGCGCCTACAATCCCAGCAGTGCGTGTCATCAGGCAAGCGCATGTTCTGCAACATTGCTCCAAGTTCTTCTGCATAGCGTGAAGCTGCGATGTCTCTTGCTGCCATTAGGCCCTCTTGCAACTCGGTCTTGTTAGATCCACGATTCACAATCACAGTTGTGTTAACCCTTTGATTCGGGCTTACCGTGAGTGCATAGTTGTAAATCTCAACGGCTGTGGCATAGGCTAATGATAAGGCCATCGTGCCACCAATCGAACATATCCATCCTTGGCGGTCGCAGCTCACTGAATAGTTGATGCTCATGCCAGCGGTGTACTTGCTCGACTTGCTTGTCAGCACGTTCGTGCCATCGGTAGTCAGTTCAATGCCAATCGCATCCACAAATGGGCAGATGTGCGATTCCTTTGGCCCGCCTCCGCAACTTGTGCAAGTGCCCTTCTTTGGCGTGAACTTCACAGCATTCATGGTTGACTGATACACGATGGCAATGTCCATCTTGCGCCGTGCTGATGTGAATGTCTTTCCAAGGTACTGGTCAACGGATCCTTGGAAGTAAGTAAATGACTCAAGCAACTTGCCTGTTGTCATGTCGAAAATCAAGATTGGCACATTGGTATTCCCCGATGTGATTGCGATGTTGATGTCCGCTAAGTAAAAGTTGAGGAAAGATATCGTATTAGGATCAATCTTCAATCTGATGCCTGCATAATTGCCGGCACCAAGTGCAGTCTGCATGTTGATATAGTTGGACAAAACTTGTCCAATCCTTCGCCCCTCAATCACAGTATCGCTCTTCATCATCGGGCTAAGTTTAGTCAGCACATCAGATGAAAGCTTGCGCCATGCAAAGGCTCGCTTGTCTGCAAATAACTCAGCACCGTTGTTGTATTGGTCAGTGATTAGCTGGCCCAAGAATGTAGTGTTGATTCCGAGGTCATCGATATAGAGCCCAGTCGATGGCTCAAAGCCTTCGCAGTCTCTTAATCCTACAAGTGATTCAATGCACATCTTTTTATTTTTTACAAAGATAAAAAAAAGAGCGGCCATTTAGCCGCCCTTCTTTATTGCGTGGTTAGATTATCTAATCCGCTCTGGGTCAATAAGTCCTCATAGTCTTGCGAGAGTAATCCTACCGACCCTATTACGGGTTTGCAATCTGAACACAGTTAACATAGTTAACACCAGCATACTTGTCAGAAGACTCGTAAATGTCAGTTGGAAGAGTTACAATCTTTCCAGTTGTAGTCAACACGATTGACAAGTTACCGCAGTCATCCTTCATTGTCAAATCAACTGGTACTCCAGCAGGTGTGAACACCAAAGTCTTAGAGTAGTTTGATCCAGCAACAGGAGTGATGCCTGTGTTCCAATCAGCCAAGTTGAATGATAACCACTGGATTGCTCCGGCAGTTGTCACCAAGTTCTTAAGCTGTGAACCTTGAGCAGCAGCTACGCGAGAATCGTAAGCAAAGCCGAATCCGTTCTGCTGGCTGATAGCCAACAAGTCGATGCCGAACTGCGTGCAGCAACCAGCTTGCACAGCATTAGCATAACGCTGCATCTCAGCACCACCAAATACCACAGGCGCACCTGGATAGTTAGCCATGCGAGTTGCTTGAAGGATGTCAGCAAGTGCGAACTCGTTCAATGCTTGACCGCCAGTCTGGCGAGTAGCAATTTGCAAGCAGTCACCAGTTACAGTGTAGTAACCTTCAACTTCAGTGCCCCATTCTCCGATGTCAGCAACAGCCTGAACAGCAGCAGCAGAAGCAACCTTGCGGTCGATTACATCCATCAAACGCATAACCGACTCAAGCACATAGCGAGAGTTCTCTTGGCAATGGCGAGCGATGTCAGCAGCATTGATTAACTGAGATGCAGTGTAGGTGTCAGTTGTATCAACTGTGTAAGTTGTTGTGCTGTCACCGTAGTTGTTGGTTGAAGTACAAGTAAGGATGTCGCCACCTTCTTCTACTTCTGTTTCAGGCAAACGCTGAATCCAACGTGCTTCAACTGTTTTTAATTTTCCACCGCCTGGAGAAACCTCAGTGCGGATTAGTTTAGTGTTTTCAGGTGAAAGCAAAAACTCTAAGAAAGGCAATTGCTCACGCTGACCAACTTCGATAAAGAGTTCGCTAAGTGACATTTGCACATTAGGACACTCCGATAGAATGCGAGATATAGACATGA